AGCCTACCTAGATATGCTTATGGGCAAGGCTCGACAGGTAGCAAGCATGGGTAGCACTTCTGTAGTTGTAGCTCCTATGCCAGCAGCACCAGCAGCCAATGTCGCAGCACCTTATATCGGTACACCATTCGGACAAGCTGGAAGCGCAGCAGCAAGAGCCCTAGGCACTCCATTCGGTCAAGCCGGTGGTAACGGCTCAGGTTACATTGGTACACCATTCGGACAAGCTCCTATCGTTGTGCAAATTGACGGCAAGGCAATAGCCACAGCACTTCAAGAGTCCTCGATGTCAGGCATAACCTCAAGCATTAACAGAACTTCAGGCGGCTTTGGTCTCTGATGACTCTACCTGCTGAAATATCCGTATCCTTTGACTTCTCGTCAGGAGCGACTTTCGGCTATCCGTTTACTATTGGCGATGCTAAGTACGGCGTTCTAGGTACTGGGACACTCGGCTCATCTACCGTTCCAGTTCCGATTGTTGATCTAACTCCTCAAGTCCGTAACATCACTATCAACCGTGGCAGAGATATCCAAGCAGACCAGTACATCGCCGGAACAGCCGTTGTGCGCATCATTGACCCAGAGTCTTACTTCAACCCGCAGAACACAGCCAGCCCTTACTTCGGCTATTTAGTGCCTTTGCGCAAGGTGCGCATTGCAGCTACCACAGCGACGACTCAAGAGTTCTTATTCTCAGGTTATACAACCGAGTACCGCTATACCTATGACCAAGCAGAGCAGATGGGCTATGTCGATATCTATGTCGCTGATGCCTTCCGTCTCTTTAACTTGGCACAAGTCTTAACCGTGGCAGACTCAGGAGCAGGACAGGCAACAGGCACGCGCATAGGCAAGATACTAGATCAGGTCGGCTTCCCTTCCAATATGCGCACCATCGCTACTGGACAATCCCAATGTATCGCTGACCCTGCAACCCTACGCACAAGCCTTGCAGCAGTTAAGAACGCAGAGTTCTCAGAGCAGGGTGCTTTCTTTATTAACGGCTCAGGCACAGCCGTGTTCAGGTCTCGTAACGATGTTGCTTCATCTATCTCTGGAACTCCTATTGAGTTTAACCAGACCGGCGATATCCCTTACAAGAACCTAGTCTTTGCTTTCGATGACAAGCTCATCATCAATCAAGCACAGATGACCCGTGTTGGCGGCACAGCCCAGTTTGCACAGAACACAGACAGCATTGCCCGTTACTTCCCTCACCAGTACAGCGCACAGGACTTAGTTATCGATACCGATGCCAATGCCCTCAATATCGCTGCCACCTATGTAGCCACTAGAGCTGAGACAACAATCCGCATTGACCAGATGCTTGTTGATCTACTAGACCCAGCAGTACCAACTGACACAATGATTGGCTTGGATTACTTTGACAATCTAAGAATCAGCAATATCCAGCCAGACGGCTCTACCATCGTGAAGACTCTGCAATGCCAAGGTCTCTCATGGAATATCAGCCCTAACAGCATGAGCGTTACAGTTACAACACTTGAGCCCATAGTCGATGGATTCATTATAGGAAGCACAGAACGCGGTATAATTGGCGTTAGTGCAATGACTTACTAGGAGATATAAATGGCAACAGGCTTTCCAGCAAGCACAGGAGATATCCTTACTGCTTCGATGTTTAACGGGCTAGTAGCCTTTACAGTCGATGCAGATCAAACAGCTGACTACACAGCCGTTATCGATGACGCGTATCAGACCCTAGTGCCTATGAACAAGGCAACAGCAGTAGCGTTCAAGCTGCCTACCAATGCTTCTGTAGCGTTTCCAGTAGGCACAGCCATCACAGTTCTTAACAAGGGCGCTGGACTCTGCACAATCTCAGCAGTTACTTCAGGCACAACAACAGTTCTTTCAGCAGGTGCAGTTGCAGCTTCTCCAACCTTGGCTCAATACAAGACAGCCGTCTGCATTAAGACAGCAACAGACACTTGGTATGTCGCAGGAGCAATCGGCTAGTGATTGGAGCAATCACAGCAGGGCTTTTTGGAGTAGCTACTACTGCTCCAACACTTCCAGTAGCAGGTGCAACCTTATGGCTTGATGCTTCCGATGCTTCAACATTTACTTATTCATCTGGAACTGTTGTATCCCAATGGACAGATAAAACTGCTAATGCTTATCAATTCGTTAATAGCACAGTAGCCAACCAGCCTAACCGCAACGGAACTCAGAACTCACTCTCAACTATCAGTTTTGATGGGTCAAACGATCATCTCTACAATAACGGACAATCTAAAAGCACATTTAAGTATTTACACAATGGTTCAGGGGCAACACTATTTGTAGTGGCAAAGCATAACTCCACATCTGCTTCCGAAAGAATGGTTATTGCAACCATGACAAACCAAAGCGGCGATGTAGGTATTTATATGGATTACTACAAGCCAACAAACCAAGTATTTACTGCTACTGGCGCAGGCGGAGCTAATAAATTTGTTGAAACAATCCCATCTTTTACTAACAATACATGGGAAGTTAGAACAGTTAGATACGACCAAAACAACGGCACAAATACTTTGAAGCAACCTGCTTATGTGAACTTAGGAGCCGCTACAAATTCCACAGTTGGAGCGTCTTGGACTGGTGCAAGTACAGCAGATTCAACCGGATATCTTTCAATCGGTATTGGAAACGGCGGCAGTGGAACTTCCTACCCATTCTTAGGTGAAGTTGCAGAAATCATCGCATACAACACGGTTCTCAACGATACCGACAAAACAACCATGATTAACTATCTAAAGACAAAGTGGGCAATCTAATGGGTTGGTACAAATTTAACACAGAAGCAGAATTTACTACTTGGCACGATGCCCTAAAATTGGATTTAGGTTATCCGTTCCCGTCAAAAGATGCCAACGGTAATGACTGTGATCCAATGAATACAGAGTACACATCTCTAAACTTTATCAACGATGAGTTCAAAGCATGGGTAGATGAGGACAAAGCAGAGGGATTGACCCCTACTACGGAGCCTGTTTATCCTTCGAGATACAAAGAATGAGTCCTAAGTTATGCAAAGCCGGTCAGCAGCTTCGATTGCAGATAGATGATTCTTACCCAGACAGAGATCGCACCTCAGACGGCTGGATTGGCGATGTCCGTCATTCAAAGAGTCCTTCTGACCACAATCCTGATGCAAAGGGTATCGTCAGAGCCATTGATATTGACAGGGATTTATCTGGAAAGAAAAAGCCTGACCTCATGCCATACCTTGCTAATCAGATACGACACGCAGCAAAGTCTGACAAGCGCATTGCTTACATCATCTTCGCAGGAAAGATTGCTTCCCCTCGCATGGGCTGGCGCTGGCGCAAGTATTCTGGAATCAATCCGCATGACCATCATTGCCATATCTCTTTCACTTCGAAGGGCGATGCAGATGGCTCGTTCTTTTCTAATATCCCAATGATAGGCGGCACAGCATGAACATGAAGCACCCAGCAATAGTCTCTCTTGGAGCGTTCCTAGCGGTCTGGGGTACTACCTCAAACTTTGCTCTGGACTATCGCTCAATCCTTGGTTCAATCGTGGCAGGCGTATTTGGATACGCGAGTCCTAAACGATGACCCAACAGGATTTCTTTACTCTTTACTTTGCAAGCTTGACAATCGTGGGTGGCTTGGCTGGGTATGTCATTACTCATTTACTCTCTGAAATTAAGAGACTTAACTCGCGTGTCGATGAGATTTACAACATACTTCTAGATCGATAATAAAGCCATGGCAAGGAAGCGACCAGTAATAGACCTTGATACTTACAGCGCGCTCGATGCTTATGCGATAGCGATGAATGAGTATTACAAGAGTTTAAGGCGCGCCGGTTTCTCAGAGACTCATGCCTTTTGGCTGCTCGGTGATCGTGAATCCTTCCCTGATTGGATTATCCCTGACCTACCCAATCGCATAGATAACATACCCTATGACGACGATGACGAGGACTAATGAAGAGAATCGTAATCCTGAGCGATCTACAAGTTCCCTTCGAGGACATACATCTAACTCAGAACATTGCAAGATTCCTTAAGACATTTAAGCCAGACCAGACAGTAACCATCGGTGACGAGATTGACTTCCAGACTATAAGTAAGTGGTCGGAAGGTACGCCTCAAGCCTATGAGCAGAGCCTTGGCGATGATAGAGACCGATGCGTAGAGCTGCTCTGGGAACTAGGCGTTACGGACTGCATACGATCTAACCACACAGACCGGCTTTACAACATCATCATGAAGAAGATTCCCTCATTCCTATCCTTGCCAGAGCTGCGCTTCGAGAAGTTCATGAAGTTTGATGAGCTAGGCATAACCTTCCATAAGAACCCAATGAACATCGCTCCCAACTGGATTGCAGTACATGGAGACCATACCCCTATCAAGCAGCAGGGTGGGCTCTCAGCCCTTGAGGCAGCCCGTAGGCATGGGAAGAATGTAATCTCAGGACATACTCACAGAGCAGGGCGTAGCGCCTTCACAGAAGCCTCTGGTGGGCGTTTAGGGCGTGTTCTACACGGAGTAGAGGTAGGTAATCTCATGGACTTTAGACAAGCCTCATACACCAAGGGAACGGCTAATTGGCAGCAAGCCTTTGCGATCATGTATGTCAAGGGCAGCAATGTCCAAGTGGACATAATCCACATCGAGAAGAACGGCACATTTATCGTGCAGGGCAAGGTCTATGGAAGGATTAGGTGAACTGGGCTTCCCTAGCTTTGAAGATGAAGACCCGTCTCAAATCGTTATCGTTTCGTTATCTAAAAAAGGCGGCTGCCGTATACGCCTGATGTAATCTAGCCCTAACAACAACAGAAAGGGCTTACATGAACCACGATTACATAGTTATATTCTCAATGCTTATTGGATCACTTCCGGGGTTTCTTATCGGATATGCCAAGGGGCATGAACACGGCAAGATTCAAGGCAAGATAAATGCCCGCCGACTTATCAAAGCTCAGACCCAGCATCAGGTTAATCGATGAACGCCCGTGATTACCTCAACGAAGCGCGAGCTACTATCCAAGACCGAGGACTTGATTACGGTCACCCGTCAGACAATATGCAAAGGACAGCAGCACTCTGGAGCTCATACCTCGAAATGCCAATTACAGATTATCAGGTGGCAATGTGTATGGCATTGGTCAAAGTCGCAAGGTCAATGGAAACTGCTAAGCCAGACACTTACATCGACCTCGCAGCGTATGTTGCCATAGCCGGTCAATTACACACAGAGGAGAACGATCTATATGTTTAACCTATCGGAGTATCAGACTTGTGCTGAAAGACTAGAACTATTTTGGAAGGAACACCCAGATGGCAGGATCGACACGAAACTTATTGAGGCGAGTGCTTCGCGCTTTATCGTTCAGGCTTTTATTTATAGAACTGAAGCTGATCAACACCCTTGGGCTTCTGGGCTCGCGGAAGAGACGGTTTCGGGTCGTGGAGTCAATGCTACTTCTGCTCTTGAGAACGCGGAAACTTCCGCTTTGGCGCGCAGCCTTGCTAATGCGGGTTACAGCCCTAAAGGTGACCCATCAAAGCGAGCAAGCCGCGAAGAAATGAGTAAGGTACAAGCTGCTAATGAAGTAAAGGCTAACATCGATCAAGTAAAGGCTAAGATGGCAGACACATCTAAGGAGTATGTACCAGTAGAGAAGGCGAGTGATCCGTGGACAATTCAAAGTGCTGCACCGGTGACAACAATGGAGCAAGCTGTAGAGACGGTGAAGGCTGTCCTTGGTGGCACTCCGATAGACGAGAGTTGTATCCATGGTGCTCGTGTATGGAAGACCGGAACTAAAAAGACCGGCGGGCAATGGGGTCATTGGAAGTGCATGGCTCAGATACTAGGAGATGCACAGCGTTGTGATCCTATCTGGTACGAGATTGATAAAGTAACAGGTCAATGGAAGCCACAGGTCAAACGCTGATGGGATACATACAGTTTCTAAACCAAGATGGTGAATGGGAAGAATTCCCTAATGAAGAGCAAAGAGCCAATCTCAGGGCTAATGCTGAACTGCTCGAGGAACTGGGTTACAAGCTGATATGTCAGTTGTGTAATAAGTTCCCTACTAGATTACAGATTCGCACTCGCTACTTATTGCATGAGTGGACATGCGAAGAGTGTCACACAGTAAATTCTGCTGGGAAAGCATGACCCGAAGCAGGAAAGACCGAGGCTTTCGTACTGAGAGGGTAGTTGTCTCCTATCTACAAACTTGGTGGAGAAGCGCGAGCATCGGTAGAGGTGCGGGCAAAGATATTCACAATGTTCCGTTCGACATTGAGATAAAGGCTCGTTCTGAGTTCTCACCTCTAGCATGGATCAAGCAAGTCGAGAAGCGGGCGCAAGGCAAAGAGC